CGGATTTAGTTTGCTCAAACGCTTTTTGTTGTTCTTTAATTGTTTTTTGTGACGCTGTTAGCTGATTTTCTAACCCGTCAATTTTCTCTTGTAGTTTATCCAATTCCGCTGGATCTATTTGTTTTCCTTTTCGTGCCTCTTTCAGCTCTGCTAAAAGTTCGCTATTTTTTTTTGCAAGTCCGCTGGTTGCTTCTTCTACTGCGGTTTTGATTTGCTCTGCAATGTTTTGTTCTTCTGACATATAACCCTCTGGGTTGTTGTTGACGGCTCTGCCATCGGTTAATAAAAATTAAATTACATCTTTAATTACTTCAATTGCGGTATCTTGTGGAATCTCACGGATATTTTCAACGTGTTCTGCCGCACCGATAATGTCACCGTGTGAAATATCGTCAGCTGCTTGTGTTGCTTCATCAAGTGCTTTTTCTGCTGCATGTTGAAGTGATTTTCCAATATTATCAAAAACTGACATGATATTTCCTTAAAAGTTAGGGTGTGCCGCTGATGAAAGGTGTAACACCAACGACACGGGATGAACACTTGGAGTGTGTTGGCGCATTTATACACGATAAATAATAAAACATCAATTTTCTTTTTTCTTTAACTCGTCAAGTGTATAGGTGTGACCGCTATCGTCAACAAATCTGTCAAGCGGCATGCCTGCACGATATAAATCCGCTCGTGCTTTGCCTAGCACTTCATCTTGAAATGCCTCTGGTTTCTTTTTTAACCATGTTTGATAAGTTTCAGTTTGTGCAACTTGCCCATCCATCGATGCGCGTGTGCGACCATCAGGGTTTTTAATACCTAACGCTTTCCATGATTTTAAAACACTGACCTTACCTGACCTACATCTTATGTGAGCCGGTGGTAATAACGCGCCTTTTTTTACTTCTTCTATTGAAATAATTTTGCCGTCATTTGCTTTGCATAAATTAGAGGTTTTTCTATCTAATGTACTTACCCACTGCACTCCACTAAAAATATCTTGATTGGCTAAAATATATTCTGTACTTGCTGTATTGGTTGCGTGTGCCATTGCGGTGCTAACAAGTGCCTGCGTTTGCCGTTTGTTTAACGCCATTACGCCATCGGTATATTGCAACGCCTTTGTGCCTGTTATGCGCTTAACCACGTCATTGTATGATTGCCCTTCAACTAATCCCATTCTTACCGCGTCTTGTATGCGCGTGTAGCTGTCTTGATCTAATTTATCAATCCATTCTTTAATCAGTTTGCCTTGCAGTGGTTTTGACTCTACCGCTGCAAATAATGTCACTGGTGCAACGGCTACCATATCCAGCACAATAGGCGTTGATTCATTCACGGCTTTTATTTGCCATTCCTGCTCGTACTCTGCCGCATCGTGCATATCACTGATTAACTCTTTACCGGCTAACGCATAACCCTCATTTAAAATTGCCCGTACTGATTCCAAACGCGCATCAATCTGTGGGATTGTCATTTGGTTATCAAGATCGAGCGTTTTTAATTGACGCACTAAATCCTTTTCAGTTTCACGCAATAAATCCATCACTTTTTTACTCGTTGATGAGTAATATCGTTGCAGATAAATTTCATGGGCAATCGTTTTATCCCTTAGCTGCGTGTTAGCCGATTCTTCCATTAGTATGTTTTCCCTAATAGTTTAGCGTTATTTCTTCTTGTTTCTGTTCTTTTGGCAATTGTTTCAGGTGATAACTTTAAGCCTGTTTTTAATTCTGATAGTTTTTTCTTTGTTTCTTCATTATGAACCCTTCCTGTTGATGCTATTCTGCATTTTTCGCGCATTTCTGGCGTTACTTTTAGCTTATTTAGCTCATTCATTTTTTGCCTTATTTCTAAAGGTATTTTTTTTTGTGCTTCTGACATTCTTTTTTTTGTTTCTTCTGAGTGTTTTTTTCCAAGCATTGCTACTCTTGTTTTTGCACTATGTTCTGGCGATTGTTTTTTTCCGGTTCTGTTTTTGCTTAATACTGCGATATGCGCCAGCATAATTTCTCTATTTATATTTGATGGAACGCCTTTTTTTGATTTTGATATTTTTATTTTTGATTCTTCTGTGTGTCGTCTACTTCCTGAAGCAATCCTTAATTTTTCTTTTGTTTCATCACTTCTTTTTGTTCCGAGACAAGAACCGGCTATTGTGGCTGTATTATATCCATTAGAGCCAAATGGATTTAATAAATTAAAATAATGTTGCTCTTTAACAATTAAAGAATTTTTTTCAACTAGTTCAATAACTGAAAATATAAAAAAATCTTGACCGTATTTATTCCACGCGTTTTGAAGTTTTTTAGAGTGATGTTTATTTGCGCGTAAATTAGTTTTATGTAAGTTAAATCGCGCCTGTATATTTATTGCGCTTCCAACATATATTTTTTGATTAACAGTATTTGTTATTTTATAAATACCGCTTTTGTGTGATAAACTTTCTGTAGTCATGTGAACCTCGTATGTTCATAATTGATGAAAGCCTAAAAATCATTTGCAGTGGTTTTTAGGCTTGTTCATTATATCACATCATGCTTCCTGCAGGATTAGATTTTATTCTTTCTTGTTCGTCATCAAAACTTGTTTCTTGGGAAATAATATCTCCAGCAACAAGATTTTCAAATAAAACATTTGCAGATATTGCACCAGCTTGCCAACTTTTAACCAATACGTCCACATCCTGAGCTGTCATGCTATTCGGTATAAAATCACGATTTAACTCAACTTTAACATCGCCCGTAACATTTGACCAATCACGCAACCACTCCATGACGTGTGTTAATCCAACGCTAATGGATTGAGCAATGGACGCTAATACGCTGTTTTCGCTTGACCTGTGAATATTAGCCGTTTGCGCTGCTTCAGCCGCACGTTTTTCAGGTGCTAAGATACGCGCTCCGAGTGTTGCCATCATTGCCTCTTTTGAGCGCAACGCCTCACGCAATTCGCCCAAACCTTGACCAGTAAATTCAAGATAAAACGCTTTTGATTGCGGATCCGGCAATAGCCATGCTGTACCGCTGCCGATACGCAGTGACGCGCTTTTATCGTCTGAATAATAACCAGTCACGACGGGTGTTGGCAGTCCCGTAAAGTGCAAGCCGTGACAGTAATCAGCAATAGTTCTGTAATGCGACAAGTTAACGTCAACAAGGTCTAGGAGTGGCGGTTTATCCACGCATGGCGTGTTGTCACGAACGCCAAAAAACTCAAACGGGATTCTGTTAATCACGCGCCCATTTATTTGTGGGAATATCTCCTCCACTAAAATAAATTCACCGCGTTTGTCTTTGCGGAAAACACGTTGACGATATGCGCCTTCAGCTAAATCAAGAACGCGCCATTGTGGTTCGCATTTAGATTCAAATTCATCAACGGGAATCTCGTTTTCTTCTTCAAGCACAACCAGTGTTAATTGCTCGACATTGTTAATGCGCCCTGTTTTCCAGTTAATGATTGATTCAGCATCGTACATTGTCGCGTAAGGTCTTGCGCCTTGTGCTTGTGCTTGTGCAAGTGTGACTGCGTTAACAATAGGTGGGTAATCGATTAACACCCCTATTCTTCCTATTGTAATAACTTCTTCTGCTATTACTTCAGCAAATTGATGCAGTGATAACCCGCCCATTGTCACGTCTGCAATAATGCTATCCATTGCAGCAGGTGCAACCACAACCTCTTTTTTCATAAACAGCATGCCAGTCAAGCCGTCAACTGTTCTGCTCATGCAGTTATATAGCATTGTTCGTTGTTTATAAGAAAAATATTCTTCATCTGTTTGACCGCTTAAACGAGGAAGATATTTTGTTCCTTTTTTGTGGATTTCTTCTTGCCCCTCCATTAAATCTTCGCAACGTTCCCATAATTCATAATATTTTGAATATTCGTTGTGCTTTGTGTCTACGCTCATATTAAATGCCTGTAATCTGTGCCAAATTTGGTCTATTGTGAATCACTGGAAACTTGAACGCAATAAAATATCCACTACTATCAACCCAATCATCAATTGCAGGGTGAGTATTAAATTTTTCTGGTTCAAGCCTATCATCATATCCTTGAGTTTCTAGCGCGTTGGTTAAGTTTGGGCATTTATCGGTATTGATAAAAAAACGTCCATGCGAAAGCAATCCATTGTAAGAGTTAATCCTATCACGCACGGCTGGATTAATCGGGTTGTATTGCAGTTGATAGCCTGCTTGTCTAATCATGCCAATGTCGGATTGGCTGGCATTTGTTCTGCTTGCTTTTCCGCTTGCGTCTGGGTAAATGATTATTTTTTTATTTTCATATCGCGTTAGATTGTTAATAAAATCTTGCGTATCGTGTGAAACAAATTCATCAACAGCGATAGGCACATTATTATCAATGACAAAAACAACAGCACAAGTGCCACCAATATTGAAATCAAGACCGATATGAATAAGCGTATCGTGTTCATTTAATACCCTTTGCACATGATGTTTTTTACGATCAAAAAAATGATAAACTTTGTTTTTATTAAGTGAAACAAAATCACCAAGCAAATAAAGCTCAGCTAACACTGGGTCATAGTTTGCTAAAATCTGTTCTGCATAATCTTTTGGTAAAAACGGGTTGCTATAAGTGCTTGCCTTATATAAAACATAGCCTTTTTGCTGTAGCTTTACCCATTTATGATAAACAAATCCATTTATTCCATTATCAGGCGTAGTCACAACACCAATGGTGTTTTTTCCGTCAAACTTTTGCCGTGTTCTTTCTGTTATTTTTCGCCAAACTAACGCGGCTTTATCCATTGGCAATGTATCAATTTCATCTACAATTGAATGAGCCACCTCAAAAGATACAATTTTAGATGGGTTATCGTAACTTCTAAAAATAATAAACCCATAACCAGCTACATCAATTTTGAATTCAGATTTATTTACATGGAATTTTAATCCCATCATTGCTAAATCTTCTTCAACACCTGGCATTGCTCTCAATCTCAATAAGTCATAAGTAGGTAAAAAAATACCAACATTTACGCCTTTATTTTGAAGAAGTAATAATACCGCCCGCATTGTTCCAGCTCGTGTTTTTCCGCTACCAAGTCCGCCAACAATGGCAGGATAAGGCTCTTCAGAAAAAACAAATTGTCTTTGCGGTAGCGTTAAAGGTATATCTGGCATTAAAGATCCATTTCTTCAGCTTTAATAATGTGAATTTTTATAGGCGTTGTATCTTGCAAATTAGTGTTAACCGTCATTGGCAAAACCTTACCAACCAATGTCAAAAACGCATTAGGATTATCTTCAGCCTGCTTTGCTAAATAAGCCTGCCCTCCTGCGTCATCTAGTGCCCCTAGAATCATCTCTTTTAATTCTTTGGTAACTTTGTTAGGAACGCCTTTAGTGCGCCCTACGCCCCTATTTCCTGCCTTTTTTTCCATATTTCCCCCTACTGTGCGGGATTACTTAATCATATTTTCTAATTTTGAAATTGCCATAATACTGGGTTTTAATTCTTTTCTTTCGTTTTGAAAATTATAAGATTTAACTAACCTAGTAAATTCACCACGCTCTACACATATTAAATTATCAATATTGCAATTTGTTGGGTCATTATCTAAAAATGAAACAACCATTCCTTCAGGTATTTTTCCATGATGTTGTTCCCATACCCAACGATGTTTTGCTGTAAAATTTTTTGCCGCTTGTTTATTTTCGTTGGTAATTTTTATTTTAATAAATTTGCCATGTTTATATTCATGCCCAATGCCGCACGTTTTTATATCATGCCCTGCCTTAAACCAAGTTTTTTCAGATCCTTTAGCATACTCTCCTTTTTTAAATACTTTCATTACTTGACCATGACCAAATCTTTTTGTGTTGACCATTTTCATGCCTAAACCGCGTCTGCAATGACATCTAATCTGCTCTACGTTTCTATTTTCTCCAAATTCTTTGTTAAAAATAGCGGTCAAAATAACTCTGTCTAAAATCGGATAACGCTTTAAAAAAGCATTATGCTCGTCTGTGTATGTTTTTTTGCCCATGTTATTTCAAAATAGCAGGCAATTCTTTGCGTTCTGGAATGTCGTTAATGCGTGTTTGAGCATCTAAAACTAAACGCGCGTTATCGACAATTGTACGAGCGATAATTGTTAAACTTTTTGAGCGTTCTGCTTCAAAAGCGAGTTGCTCAGGATTTAGCGATTCTTCGCTTAATCGTTCCATTTGGGCAAATAGGTGATTGTTTAAATCTGTAAGTGTGTTTTTCATTTCAATCTCTATAAGCCAATAAAATTTCTTTGCACATACCTGAGCGTACTACATCGTTTACAGTAAACTCAACCATGCCTATATTATCTATGTTTTGCAGTCTGTTCACTGCGTCTTGTAACCCACTCATGCCGTGTATATCCTTTTGCTCTATGTCACCATCTATAATTACTTTGCAATCTTCACCAATACGACTTAAAAATAACTTCATTTGCGCAGGTGTGCAGTTTTGCGCCTCGTCTAAAATATATAAACAGCGTGAAAATGTTTTTCCACGCAAAAATTCTAACGGCTTAAACTGAATTGATCCACGTTTTAAAAAATACTCAACCTGTGATTTACCAAGCCGTTCCTGCAACACGTCCAGCAGCGGTTCCATGTAAGGTGCATATTTTTCAGACAATTCACCCGGCAAATAACCAAAACCGCGCCCTGCTTCTACATTGGGTCGCGTCATAATAATCGTATCAATAACGCGCTCTGACAGCATTTCAGCAGCGAACCCTGCCGCTATATACGTCTTTCCCGTTCCCGCGCTACCTATAGCGAATGTAATGCAATTTGCGCGTATAGAATTTAAATATTGTTGTTGTACTTTGTTTAAAGCTCGTAATGGTTTAATTTTAGGCGTGTAAACCGCCATATCTTGCGTTGGTGCAAATTTAGCCAATCGTTTTTCTTTTCGCTTCATATTGTTCCTGTTTATTAACCATCAAGGATTAAACCCTAACCTAGCCGCAGAAGCGTTGCAAGCAAAACAGCTAGTAGAACTGCTCCCGTCTTTTTTTCGTGCGAGAGGACACGCGTTAAGGGTTTAATTCTTCATGGTTAAAAAGCGGATCACCCGTGCAGGAACACGGGCAACACCAAAAGCAGACAAGTGCTTGTCTTTCCAAGCTGTCATAATAGTGCTTACACATATCACGTCATAAACGCTGTAAGCTGTAACTTAACTATCAATAAAACGCCCGTTACTTCTTCCAAGTAATTGCACATCGATTTACAATCACCGGCTCTACTGAGCTTTCCCCGCTTTCGCGCTTTATACAATAATAACTACGCGCTTAGAATTATTGTAAGGCCTCCACAAACTTTCAAGGCGTTTTATTCATAACTAAAACCAACCAACCCAGTCATTGATAAATCGCCAATATTAAAAAAGTGATTTCTGGGTTGGTTGGGGTAAAAATTAAAAAACCCCTAGTAACTAACCGAGCAGGATAAGTTAAAAGAGGCTAAAAGGTGAGTTTTAAATTTAACACTTCTGCTCAAGCAAATTTAAAACGTACAGCAATTATAATCTTTTTAGCCAATATGTAAATAATTATTTTATTATTCACGCAATTTGTGCGCTTTTTTGTTGTAACAGTTTGTAATAGTTTTGTAGTAGTTTTTGTAGTAGTTTTTTCTTTATATATTATAGACTTGTAATAGTTGTAATAGTTATTTATAAAAAACAAGTTTTATCATAATTTAGGTGAAAAACATAAAAAAACCCCTACAACTGTTACAACTGTTACAAGACTTTGAATCTTATAAAGTTATTTTTGTAGGGGTTTGCTTTAACTGTTACAAAAACCGCTGTAACTGTTACAAATTAGAGCCTATATTTCAATTTTTGCTGTAAAACCATGTCATCGAATTTTTTGGTAGTGGTGTCGTCTATGCTTGACGTTACAACATTCTTATCCATAAAGTAAACTGTTATTTTTCTCGATGTAAATTTGATTGAAACAAACGCTTTGACTATGTGGTCAATTCGACCAACAACTCTACCAAATGTCGTTTGCGTGCAGGTATAAGTCTCACCATTTTCTGCTGCCCAAGATTTATAAGCCCAATAAAGTGTCGTTGCTGATACTGTCTCAACTGGGAACATTGTTTTATTTGCTAACCAATCGCGCAAGAACGCTTGTTCACTTGGAAGGTTGGCATCTGTCACCTTTTGTTTTGCTTCGTTTAATAGTGGCTTGGTATGCTCGTTAAAATCACCGTAATCATAACTGAGCAAATAACCATATAAATCTGAAATAATAATATCTGATTTTAATTGCGTAAAATGATCGTGTGTCATGTGCGGTTTTAATTTAACTTCTGTAAAGTTAAACCTGCGATCTCCTTCGCTTGCATCAATTGGCACATCTTCATTAGATAAAAATACAAAGTTTGCATAATTAGGCTCAACACGTTCAGGCATCGATTTTTGATTAATATATACAAAAGGCTCTGTGATTAGCTGTTTTAACTTTCCTTTAATGTGCCTGCGTTCGCGCCTTGATACAACTTCATTAGCCACAAGAAATAATTTACACGATGCCCACGCATTAAATTGTGATTCAATTTGTGATTGCCCTATTTCATCGCCATATTGCCCGTAAATTTCTTTTATGGCGTTTACTAAAATATTCTTCCCTGTTCCCTCGTCTCCATAAATAACAAGTGACGTGCGCATCTTAGAGCCTAGATTTTGCAATTGATAAGCAAACCACGATGTTATCCACTTGACCGACTTCATGTCATCATCACAAATATCCATTAAGTGCATATTCCATGCTTTATACCCGTTCCCATAACTTGGGCGCATTTTTATCCCTGTAAACATATTTATCTGATCTTTGCCAACGCCTTTTGGTGAAAAAACAAGATCAGTTGCAGGAATAATTTTTCTTGATGGTTGCGATTGCCATATTTTATAAGAAATAGGAAATGACATTTTAAGGTGTTCAACTTTCAGCATTGCGCCTGTTGAAATATCCCAAACGCAATTTGTACCGTGAAGCATGATGTAATTTTGTAAAAGATAATTAGGCGAATCAATTAGTCGGCTATCAACATCAACTATTTCCTCCTTAAATTCTTCTTCAAGATCGTGTTTATTTTTTTTAGGCATCGTAACGCTCGTCATAATTAAATATCTCCAATGGATAACCACATAATTCTATTTCTTGTTTTATTTTGAATCGTATTTGATAAGCCCCACCACGCAAAGCGTATAAAGCCACGCGTTTTCTATACGTTAAATCGCAATTACCAAGCACTGACGCAAAGATAATATTTCCACGCATGATAGACCAATCATAATCTGCTGGATTGTCGCCAGCAGGCAAAATAACGCTATCTGTTGAAATATCTTCTTTAGCTTGCCATGAGTTGCTGCCTAGATATAGATGGCAAGTTTTCCAGCCGTCTATTGTAGGTTTTCCGTGAAATTGCTGTGAATAGGCTAGTTTTTTAAGTCGTGATATTGTCATTTTAAAAGCTCCTTAGCATCTTCAACACTTCGACAAATTCCCGCTATTCCACCGCGGTCGGCTACCATATCACACCACGCGCGTTGATTGTCAGATATTTTTCCTTTTGGTGTTTTTACTTCAAGACTTACAAAAACAGCCACTTTTTTACCGACCATTTCGGGTGTTATTGTCACTGATTTAAAGCCAATAAGGTCAGCACTGCCTTTGCATAAGCCAAATGTGACAAGCCTACCGTTTGCATCTTTAATGCTTCCGACATTATTTCTAAATAACCTGACGTTGGGAGCTGATATAGCAAGTCTAATTTCCTGTTGGATTTGTTGTTCGCTCATAAAATAATAACCTCTTGATGCCCATCAAACTGATGGTGATGCTCCTTTCCATGTGGATTGTCATGTATTATTATTTTCATAACTGGGCGGCCGCCCGTGTCATAATTTTCAGTAATATCAAATATACTTTGTATTACATTATTCAACGCATTTGTATTTATAGCATTTGAAGTTAAATGCAAATCTCCGTTATTACATTCAAATCTATTAAATTTAAGTCTGTCACAAAATCTATAAAATTCGCTGTTATTAGGTTCTCCATCTAACAAATGATAAAAAATGTATTTCCACATTTTTTGATGCTTATCTTGTGTATTTTCTTTAACTTCAGTAAGTGTAAAAATAACCTGTAACAACTTATTAGCTAATTCTTCGGCTTTTTCAACACTTTCAAATTTATACGATCTAGTTACACTATTTTTTTTATCGTGTATAAGCAAAGAAATAATATTATCTTTAACAATTGTGCAATCAATATATGTGTCGTTGTATATGCCATCTTCAGTTAATATGCTCATAACCCACACTCATATTCGTCTTGTCTAGTGTTATCAAAATAAATAATAATATGCGAAGCACGACCACCTTCAACATCTAAAATTACTCGGCAAACTTCTTCTAAATATTCTTTTTGAACAAATACATATACGCTAGACACTAAACTAAGTATATTTCCATCGTGATAATCTACAATTTTTAAACTTTTAATAAAAAGATGATAATCAGAATAATCAATAGAATTTAATTTTTTTGATTTTGTTTTTGCCCAATTTTTCTCGTCTATTACCTTCCATTCTTCTTGCGTTATATCTTTTTTGTTTTTTAAAATTTGTTTTTCAGTAGCATCAAAAACAGCTTGCAATAATTCGTTTGCTAATTGTTCTGCTTCATTAGTTGTAAATGTAAAATTGGCAATATTTTCAAATTTGTCTGTAATATCTAAATATATGCCGTTAACTGTTTTGTTTTTTTCAGCTAATGACAATTTGCCGCATTTAATATTTTTAATATTTTCGTAACCGTATCTCATAACTCACCTCTATTTTTATTTTTCCAAGCGTTTCGTTGTTCAATAATTCTTTGCGCCCACTGCACTGGGTATTGATAATTTCGCGCATATCCTAAATCTATTAATTCCTCAAGCGTTCGCGCCTGCACTAATTCCACGCGCTTTTGAGCTTTAATTTCTAACGGACTAATCTCAACCAATTCTGCATCAGCATCAACTTCAATAATTGCGCGTTTTTCTGTTACTTTCCCACATTCGGGACACGCATTTGGGTGCTCTTGCCTGCTATAAGCACAAAAACATGATTCACATATTGTTACTGCTGGAGCTTTATCCGATTCACCTTTTTTTGATTTCTTTTTTCTACCATCAAGCGACCACTCGCGTTCGTCTGTGACGAAACCGTGTGAATGCGTTAATCCTGCATGATCTAAAATAATTACATCGTCTTTGCCATTTGCCGGTCTCATTCCACGCCCAACGGCTTGCAAGTAAATAGTTACTGATTGTGTTGGACGCGCAAGAATAACGCATGAAGTTGCAGGGTGATCAAAACCTTCAATCATAATTCCCATATTTGAAAGGACATTAAATTTACCAGCTTTAAAATCCTGAATAATTTTGTCGCGCAAATGTGCGGGAGTTTTAGCGTCTAAATGTTTTGCTATGATACCGTTTGCGTTAAACTCATCAACAATGTGCTGTGAATGTGCAACACTTGATGCAAAGCAAATTGTTGATCTGCCGTTGGCGTGTTGTTTCCAATGTTTAACAATGTCGCCTGTAATGCTTGATTTATCCATTTCAGCGGCTACTTGCGTTGCATCGTAATCACCACGAACAACTTTAAAATTACCAAGATTTGGAATAAATGGCGCAAACACTCGCGGTTGAACTAAAAAACCTAAGTCAATTAAATCGCGCATGGGAACAACTTGCGTCATGTGCTGATATATTTCACCAAGTCCACGCCCATCAGTACGAACAGGCGTGGCGGTTAATCCAATAATAATTGATTCTTTATAATGCTCAACAAGGTCTAAAAATGATTTTGAAACGCTTAAATGCGCCTCATCAAAAAAAACAATATCTGCTTTTGGTTTATGCCTGACGCGCAATGTTTGAACGCTTGCAACTTGCACCAACTCGTTTGGTTTATAGCGTGGGTGATCTGCCATAATAATTCCATGCTCAATATCCATTGAATCAAGTTTAACGGACGATTGCCCAATAATTTCTTTTCGATGTGCCACAAATAGCACACGCTTTCCTTTGTTTACTGCTGATTCAATAATACGAGCAGCTATGTGCGTTTTTCCTGCGCCTGTTGACGCTTGAACAAGCACACGCTTGCTACCGTTAAAAATTGCGTTTCTTACGCCTTGTATGGCGTTTATTTGATAATCTCTATCTTTTATCATGTAAAAATATCCGGTCTAATTTCTGCTCGTTTAATTTCGCCATTGGTAGCTTTTTCAATTTCAACTGCCCACTTGGTGGGGATATATCCCTTGTCTTTCCAAATATTTACGTTTTGTTTTGACGTTCCAATGGTTTCAGCTAATTTTTGTTTGCTACCAAAATAATTCACTATTTTTTGTAATTCCATGATGCCCTCGTTTATTTGGGTGGTTGTATAATAAAACTTTTCTTTACTTATGTAAATCTTTATTTTATAATTTACCACGAATCGCGGTGATTCAATAACTAAAAGGTGAAAATATGCAATTAGCAACAATAGACGATATTAAAAACGGGGTAATCGTCAATCCCAACGTAAAAAAATTTGATGATTTAATGAATCAGCAGCCGATTGAAGAATGGGTAAAAAAACACCCTTATATTGCCGGTTATCGGTATTTGCCGATTGATAAAGTTGAAACATTAATGAAAGCAATTTTTCCACAATGGAAAATTGAAATTACAGGACAGGGAACGGCATTCAATGGCGTTTGGGTAACAGTTCGCGTTCATTATTTACACCCAGTGACAGGCGAATGGAATTATCATGATGGCATTGGAGCTGCTCAACTTCAAACTAAGAAAGGTTGCAGCGTTGCTGATCTAGCAAGCATTAACAATGGCGCGTTATCAATGGCGTTCCCATTGGCTAAAACGGTAGCAATTAAAGATGCCTGCGATCATTTTGGCGATTTGTTTGGCGCAAACTTAAACAGACGTGATGTTTTAAGTGTTGATGAAATCAAAGATGAAGTAAGATTCATTGCTCAAGACTGGAATTATGCCATTGAGCAATTAACGCTAAAAACGGAATTATTAAGCGAAAAAGAATTGGCTTATGCGCATCGCATCGTAAATAACCGCGAAAAAACCAGTTATAAAAAGTTGATTTTATTTTTGGAGAGTAAGTAATGAGAGCAGGAACGTTTAGCAGTAGCAACATTTATAAACTGATGACCAATGGCAAAACTGCGGGTTCATTAGGTAAGCCAGCATTAACTTATATTGAAGAAACTAAATATGAGGTAATGCTTGGACGATCATTAAATACTGAAATTTCATCACGCCCTGCTTTGTGGGGAACGTTTGTGGAATCTTACGTTAATGATAATCATATTGGCTTAGAGTACGAATTAGCCTCAACAGAGCGATTAATCCACCCACTATACCAACAATGGACAGGCGCACCTGATCTAATTGGTGAGGATTGCGTTGGCGATATTAAATGCCCACAACTTAAAAATTATTGTGAACTGGTGAAATCATTTAAAAATAATTCATTACTTGATGATTTCCCGGAATATTACTGGCAGTTGGTCAGCAATGCTATTTTAACGTGCGTAGATTATGCAGAATTGATTGTATTTTGCCCGTATGTTGAAGAATTACCTGACATACGTTCAGCGGCATTAGAAAGCAATGACAAACGATTTAATTTTATTGTTAATGCGATCGATGAAGAATTACCGTATTTAATCAAAGGAGGACATTATAAAAATGTTATGCGCTATAAATGGCAAGTGACACAACAGGAACGTGACCAATTAACGGAACGCGTAAAAATGGCAATCAATTTATTATTAGAGGTTTAAAAATGAGCAACGTAATTAGTTTCACAGGTACAGTCGGACGTGATGCAGAAGTAAGATCAATAGCAAGCGGTCAAACCGTTTTAAATATTGCTGTAGCCAATAACATAGGGTTTGGAGATAAACAGCAAACTATTTGGTTTCGTGTTGCGCTATGGGGCAAACGTGCTGAAGGAAGTTTAAAAGACTACCTGAAGAAAGGACAACAGGTTTTTATTTCTGGGGAGTTAACGCAAAGTGAATTTGTCGGCACAGATGGCGTTAAAAAAACAACGCTTGAAATAAATGCAAATATTGTTGATTTAGTCGGCAAACGCGACAGCAACGCGCAACCAGCGCAAGCGCAACCACAACAAGCATACCAATCGCCACAACAGGCTTATGCAGACGTACAAGCAATTGCAGCTCGTTCTCCTGCTGGACTAAATGGCTCTTACGCAGAAGATAATGAAATTCCATTTTAAAAATTTGTAATTTAGTGCTTGCATATAGTAAATTTATGTTTTACTATATGCACACGTTTACAAGAACGGAATTTTAAGGTGAGGAAATAAAATGTTTACGATATTGATTAACAATGACACGATCGCGCCAATTTATAAAAGTGTTGAAATTGGCGATTATGTAGAAACTGAAACGCTTGATGAAAATGGAATGAAAGTAAAAGTAAACGGAATTGTTACTGATATTTTGGGAGAGCTATAATGGACATTAAAATTTACTTTTCAATCATTACCCATGACGGTGTAGACATTGGCGTTGACGCTGAAGCAACATTAAGCGGTTCATACAAGCCAGCAGACTTTCACCACGATATTGAAGATGATCGTGAGTGCATTGTTAACGACATTTCATTTGCCGATGAAGATGGCGAAGAAATGGCAGGATCAGAAAAATTAAAAGAAATCGTTTACGAACACGTTGACGATAATTTTGTTCAAATATTTAATGATGTAGCAGCAGATTCAGAAGAATTTGACATTTACATTAGCGATTTTAAATCAGACTTATTATTTTTTGATTTAGTTTAAAAACAACTCCTACCTCACCCCAAAGTCATGGGGTATTTTTTAAAGGTGATTTATGAAAGAAATATACGAATTTTTACTAATGCTCGACCAAACAGGCGCGGCATATTTACTATTTTTACTTGGCTTTTTGTTGATGGCTGATTATTGTAACCGTGCGCAAGAACGAGCAAAAAAACTGCGTTCTGCATTAAAAGACGTGCAATATTGGTACGACACAGATTCTTCAGATGATGGTTTAACTGAAGTAATGAATGTCGTTGATAAAGCATTGGGGGAATAAAATGAGCGCAACACTAGCACTAACACTTAGCTTTTTAACTGTCGATACCAACATCGACAAACGCGGCAAAACAACAACGCATGAGGTTATTGCCTACACAACAACAGTTATACCCTACGACACCATACAGGCGTGCGCTAACGCCAAAGAAGAATATCAATTGGCGGTAGGAGCATATCAAATGTTTAAACGCCCTACGCGCATTATTGGCGCAATTTGCAATGATAGTAAAACGGGGGTGGTGGAATGAAAAACGATTTAATTTGGTTTTCTATTTGTTCATTTTTGGCTGGTGCATTGCTTTGCTTTTTAATTATAGCTGCAACACACCGACACCATTATGAAGTAATTAAAACCAACATTGGCGAATTTATTTTAAAAGACGGTAAGATTTTCAGCGTCTATGAGATGCAAAGAAATATAAATGGGGATATGGTTGGAAGATGAAACAAATAGCACTTGAAGAACACTTGATTAACCGGATTAACGAATTAAAAGAAGAACGTAAAAGCCTGAAACGTCAAAAACTACGCAGCATCAAAGAAACCATTGATATTCAGTTTATATTAGCAAAATTTAGAGAGGAGCATAAACATGGGTGAATTAATTTTCTGGATTGGCACGTTTATTTTAATTGTGTGCTTTATGGTGGAGTACGCTGATGGAGATTGACGACATGGCAGCATTAATATTTTATGTGTTAGCACTTACATTAGCGGGGATATGGTTATGGCATTAGTTAAACCAGTTACACCAGTAACACCAACGCCAAACGCAACAAACTGCCAGCACAAGACATGGCGGCAATATGTAAGCAGAGGGATTAGGGAGTGTGATTCGTGCCATGAAATACGTCCTATTTTTGATTTAAAGATTGAACACCAAAGGTAATCATGAAAAAACAACGAGTCGGCATGTCACTTAATGACATTGCTATTTTAAAAGAGAATCTTCAATACGACCCGAAAACAGGTGAGTTTTTTCGCAAGTTTCACCAATCACGCCCAGCGGCTTTTTGTTGGGCAAACAACAACGCAACTATAAAAGTCACTAGTAAAGATTACGCAAAATATCACAGTGTATGGCGAGCAGCAGTATTTTTTTCACATGGTTATTATCCAGCGTTTGAGGATTCCATTGTTTTTAAAGATGGCAGCAATGCTAATTTTAGGATTGATAATCTGTTAGTAGTACACCCAAGTGAAGATGAGTGTACGGTAATGGATTTTGCAACTGAGCATAATTTATCACCGCAAACAGTTAATCATCGTATGAAGCATGCAGATCGTTATCCACGCACAATACGCAATTACACGGTTTATTTTTACAAAAAAGATTTGTTTATGAAAAACTGCGGTGACCTTATTGGCAGACGCGGCAAAGTGATTATTGATGACGAAAAAATCTACAATAAACCAGTGGTTTTAGATGATGTAAAACGCGATAATAAATTAATACGCGCATTTTTAAAGACACATTTTTTGATGCCAACACGATGGGAGTTAACTTTATGCAACTAAAAAAATTACACGACAATGCAATTATGCCAGAATTTAAAACGGCTGGATCTGCTGCAATTGACCTGCATGCTTGTATTGAAGGAACTGAATTATTAACGCCAGAATTTCCTATATTGATACCAACTGGCATTGCAATCCATATTGCTGATAAGTCTGTTGTAGGATTGATTGTTCCACGCAGTGGGTTAGGCTTTAATCATGGTATTGGCTTGATGAACACTATTGGCGTAATTGACAGCGATTATCAGGGCGAGATTATGGTTAAGTTGCGCATGACACATGGTGATAGCTATCGAATCCAACCTAACGAACGGATTGCACAGATGTTTTTTGTTCCTGTATTGCGTCCAATATTTGAAGAAGTTGACG